TGCAAGTCCCGGCCCGTACCCGTTACACCTTGGTCTACGAAGGTTGCGTAACTATCCCCGGTCATAACCAACCGCGGCCCGTATCGTTTGTCTACGAATTGCTCGTAACTCAAAGACTTAGATAAAGACCCGCTAGCGTTCTTCCCTCGTTGGCTCAGACTTTGCCGCATACGTCGCCGTAATTCCTTGCCCGCCTTGCCTAGTGCTATTTGTGTGTTCTTGTACTTCACGGCATCAAACAAAGGTTGTTGTCGTCGCCTACCAATACATCTATTTGCGCCTCCCATCCAGAAAGGCTATTATCGAAACGCTCGGTAAAAGGAGTACACAACACCTCTACCGCGTCAGATACGAAACGGTTTTGGGCGTTGCTTGCGCTGGCGACACTGTGACGGAACTCGTTAACCACGTCTTGCAAGATTAACAAGGTGTCGTTCCAAACGTCGGTACGGTCGGTCTCGTCGTCCTGGATGTGATCGCACACTAGCAAACCCATAGTAAAGGTAATTTGCCCGCGTTGTAGGTTCGCGCTGATAGGCTCCGCGTACAACAAAGGAAAGTGTGTAGCGTCCAGCTTTGCCAAGTTCACCTCGGACAGTTGGCCGTGTTCAAACCGTTGCAGTTGGCCGTGGTCGTTGGCGATAGTTTGAAACGTGGAGATAATGTTATTTAGGTGCGTTGCCATAGTTGTTACGGGTGCTACTGTTTACGTCCTGCTCGTATGAAAGGTAAGACAAGGCTTCGCCTAGTTCTACCTTCGTTACCTCGTCTATCTTAAGTATATCTCCTTGGGCTAGACTGTGGATAGTAGAATACCAACCCCATTTCTTACCTACAGGCGTTCCGCCTCCGCCTTGGAAGAGTTGGGAAAATTGCGCCGCAACTCTTTTGCGGTAGTCAAAAAAAAAGCGAACGCACCAAACGCAACAGTAATAGGCACGTGTAAAAACTTCTTTCCATCGGTCCCGGTGTAGGGGGCTACCTGGTAAAAGTCTCCCCGTTTTTTTGTTACCGGTCGATACAGGATAGATAGAATACTTTCTAGGTTCTGTTCTGCTCCGTCTTGGCATAGGTGTTCAATATCTGCAAACTCGCCCAACGTAATACGCGAAAGGTCCGGGTTGAAACCGTACTCTACCCCGTCAATATCTACGAACGTCTCTAGCGGGTAGCGTTCCTTTATGTTAGTCCCAATCTTAGCAATAGCGTTTACCAGTTGCGTAAAACTTTCTTCGGTTAGTTGGTCTAGTTGGCTTTCCGTTATCCCGCATAGGTACGTAATCTTTTTACGTAGCTGCTCTAACGGGTCTTGGATGTCGTCAAGGGTACGAAGGTGTTTGTACTGCGCTACGGTAATAGCGTCCAGACTAGTAGGTACTTGTACTTTCATTTCTTGCCTTCTAGGTCTTCGAGACGTTCGCGGCACATACGTACAATAGCGTCTGCCTTGCGGCGTTCCTGTCGCCACTTCTTTAACTGTGTGCGGTAGAACTCTACTTGTTTAGCTTTCATCTTTAGAACATTTGTAGTTGCCTTTTATGCTTCTCAATACGTTTGGTAGCCGCGGCGAAATAGTCAGGGTCAAGCTCACACCCTACCAAGTCAAACCGCCTATTCCAGCAAGCAAGGGCGATGCTGCCGCTACCCAGGTGGGTGTCTAAAATGCGGTCGCCCTCTTTGGCGTAGTTGTCAAGTAACCACTCGTATAGCTTTACGGGCTTTTGGGTTGGGTGTATTCTATCGCTTTGGTTGCTATTTATTTTAACAAGTCTTGCGGGGCTATCAAATGAAGTCGCAGCCATTTCCACTTGGCTCATTGTTGGTACATAAGTCATTTTGTCCCAAACAACAAAAGTTCGATAAGAATATAACTCAAAGTAATTACCACCCCAAACAATATGATTTTTAGAAACACGCTTTAATTCATCAAAGTAACCTTTTGGAGGTATGCTATCATCCCAGTTAGTCCTTCTTATATCATCCATAAACTTGGTTTGCGTGTTTCGTTTACTTCCACCATCGGTTGTTCTTTTTCCAAGCCCATAAGGCGGGTCAACAATCGCAAGTTCAAAGGCGTTGTCCTCGCAGGAGCGCAGGTACTCCATACAGTCCACGTTGTGCAGTTCAATGTTGGCGCGGTTCATCCGATATAGTATTTACCTGTGTACTTCGGTTGCAGTAAGTTTAGACATACATACCGCGCCGCGTCTAACAGGTGGTTATTTGCGTCTTCGGGGCTGTTTACGTTGTTCCCTTCCTTGTCGATCTTCCATTTATACGTGTGGAACTCCTTTTGCAAGTTCTGGCCCTTGTAGTACAGTTTATGCCGTTTCAGAAGGTCTATACCCCGGCGTATTGAGTCCGGCCCCTTTTGGCTTGGGTGTACGTTGTACCCGTATCGCTTTAGTTCGGTGATACTCTTAGGCTCTGCGGAGTCTGCTATAATGTACTCCCGGCCAAGGTCCAGGGCTTCTAGCTTCGTGGCTATTTCGCTATTCACCAACCCACGCTCATATAGTAGTTCTTCTAGGTATAGGGCGTTGTCTTGTTTGTAAACGGCTACTACTGCGGTCGGGTCATTTGTAAAACCCCAATCTAAACCGTACCCCAATAGCTTGGCGGTATCGGGTTTCTCCCCCTCGGTAGCTAGGTAAATAGCACGTCTGTTAGTTGCCCGTTCCCCTTCTCCGTAGATACGCCAATAGTCCGGATCCGACTCTTTGAGTAGTTCAATCTCCCGGACAAGTTCAGGACTAAGAAAGGGGTTGTCTTTGTACGTGGATTTGTAAAGGGTGCAGTCTTCTCGGTTAGGCAATTCGTAAAGCCAGTGGAAAGGGTCGGACGGGTTGAAGTCTAGAATAATCTTGTCCCGTGTACGAAAGGTTAACTGCCGCCAATCTTCTAGCGTCAGTTCGTTTGCCTCGTTGCAATAGAGAATGTCCCGCCGTCTACCTCGGACCTTTTGCGGCTGGTCAAGGGAAAAGAACTCTACTAGGTTGCCGAATAGTTTTAAGGTTCCTTCGGTCTTGTTGTGGTCGTTGGGGTTGTACCAGTCTTGGCTCTCTAGTATTTCGATGAAGTCCCGCATAACCGTAGCACGAAGGGCGGGGTATGTTTTGCGGACAATAGAGATAACCTGCCCAGCATCTTTGTTGTGCCAGCAATACTCTGCTAGGATTTGGCAACAGCTGTACGTTTTACCCGAACGTGTGCCACCTTGGTGTAGGCTAATCCTTTGGCGGCAGTTCCTTAGGTCGTGGTACGTCTTCGGTTGCTTCAAACCAGGTCGGCGGTTTATTGTGGTTTATGATTTCTACCGTTTCGGTTGCCTTGGGCATAATGTACGGCAGTAGCTTTGCGATAACGTCTAGGCGGTCTTTTGTGTCTAATTCGTCTAGGTATTCTTCCAGCCTATAAAGGTGGACCGTTAGCGCGTCCTTTACTAACGCTTTCATTTGCGCGGTTACCTTGTTGGGTGTCCCCTTCTTTCTACCTCCGTACTTTACCCCTGCTGGCATCTAGCTATAACCGTTTTCGTTATTTTGTAAAAGTATAAACTTTCTTGTTACCTGTAGGTGTTGGCTATTCTTCTCAATGAATAGTAGACAGTAGATACATTTCTTTTGCGGCCAAAATGTACGCTTGTGTTATCAAGCTCTGTTTTTAAAACCTGGTCAAGGTCTTGCACGCTGTCGGCCAACTCCAAAAAAGAATAACCCTCTTTATCCTGAAATATTTTAAGGGCTTTTCTTAGCTTATAAGTGTTAGTCAGTAGGCCCGGTATGTAGTTTGATTTTATCCAATCCCACATAACACTATTGTCCTTCACGTTAGGGGCTTCTTCGTGGCACTCCTTACACATAAGAACGTAATTACTTGGCTTGTCTTCACCGCCTAAACTGTGGGGTACTATGTGGCACCTGTGTAGGGTTGTTTTTTTTGTTGAACGACTGTATTTGTCGTCTCCACAATTCCAACAGTGCGTGTGCGCTTCTGCCCAATCAAAATTCAACTCCGTTTCAGGTATGCGCGTGTTTTTAATCCAATAGTTAGCGACTTCCGCTTTAGTCGTTTTCAGTTCTCTTTTCATACCGTTACAAGTACTTCTGTGACCATTGCACCGCGCATACTGCTAGACGTTGCTGCTCGTTTGGGTACTCTTTCTGCATTACCTCGTCGGACATACAACGCTGGATATAGTCCTTTCGTTTCTCGCGCGGGTTGGGTTTAGGTATTGGCATTACTCCGGACTTTTCGGTATTTGTATACGGCGTAAACTACCAAGGTTAAAAGGCCAAGGTTTAACAGGTGCGGGTGTGAGTGTTCCCCGCATAACCCGGTAGCGTGGTACATAAATTGGGTAAGGCTTTCCATTAGTCTAGCTTGGATTTGTAGTGTTCTATAATTCGTTCGGTTTGGTGTCGGTAGTACTCTTTAAACTCTCCCTCTCCTTCTTGTTCCCAGACCTTGTAAAGAACGGCGCGTAACCTTTGGCTTTGGCTCTTTGGCTGGTCGTATAAGTCTAACTCTATCGCGTCTAGTTCTTCGACTTCTGCCTGGTTAAACTTCATTTGATCGTCTGCCCTGAAATAGAGTATACCCCCGCTTTCGTCCGTTGCCATTTGGTCTATTTGGGAAATGTCTAAGACTTCTTGCGTAGTGAAGGTAACACTTACGGTACGGTCCTTACGACGGCGGTAGCCTGTTAATTGGGCGGCTTGTAGCAACTTCATACGAACAGGTGGCCTAGTCTGGTTGCGGCCATTACTGCCAAGGAGATACCAACGCCAGCGGCTAGGGTTGCTATAAAGCCCCACACCATACCCTTCTCGAATGCTGCGCTGTACATCTGTTCTACCAGTTCACATTGTGCCTCGGTCCAATTCTCTTTGTTCATAGTTCAGCGGTTTATCCTAGTTGTTTTGCGTCTGTCACTTTCAAAAACCCTACTACCTTGTCTACCTTTTCGTTTTCCCATTGTGTCGTGCGTGGCATCTCTCGAACTTCCCATAAAGGTTCCGAGGTAGTATTTAAGTCCCACACCCAAACCCCTGCCGGGGTAGTGTTGGCGTAAATCGGGCGACGGTTGTTTTTCTTTGCCCGTTCTAGTAAGGCTTCGTATTTCTCCTTTTCGATTAACAAGGCGTGGTAGTGTACTTCCCTGCATTTTAGTTCTACTTCTAGCGCGTGTTTTGCGCTGAAACAGTCGCAGCGGTTATACTGGTCTTCGTATAGGGTTAGGTCTTCTACCCACACTTGCAAGAACTCGTAAAGGGTGCGTTCTGTCCAGTTCATTAGTGCGTTTTGCAAGGCATCCAGTATACCGTGTTGTTTACTACGTGTACGTGCGCCCCTTCACACCCTATGCTTTCTGCGATCTCTAACGCCTCGTTTTTATCGCGGTAGGCTAGTCGCCCGTCAATAGTTACCGCGTCTACTTGTGCTGCGTCTAACTTTCCTTCTTGGCGTAGAATCTTAGTTGCCCAACGTAGGCCGGCTTTACCTCCCCAAAGAAGGTAACTAATAGTACCGCACGCCTCCCGGTCGTTTGGGTCGTAGTATTCCGCGGCCCTAGACAAGTAAGAGTACATACGTTGTACTGTCTCTAGGCTTACCGGTTTTCCTTGGGCTAACTGACTAGCGCGGACCTTTCCCGTTTGGGTCGAGCATTTGTTATTTTGCCTCTTGTTCATTTCAATACCTCGACGGGCATTGTTCCGCACGCTGGCCGGGTAGTTGTCGTAACTCATCTCTCTATTGGTTTAGTTTGTTGTTCAATACATTGAATTATATCTGCCTCAAGTGAGTTAATTGCTGTCACTTGAGATAGACACACTCTACCATCGCATCGCATACAATGCAGTTTACATTCATCAAACTGATGGTCTTGGTAGTGTTTTTGTGCCACTTCTTTCGGTGTCATCTCTCTATTGGTTTGGTAGGTTTATTTCTGCCCAATGGGTTACTTCGTAGTCCGCCAAGGGATGCCACGGCATATACGCGCACTCTTCATACCACGCCTCGCCCCAAAAACGACAACCGTTATCACCCTCAATACAAGCCAAGTACTTGCCCTCCTTTGGTGGTTTGACCTCCGGGTACTTGTTCCATTGGATGCCTTGTGGCTTCTCGTGTTTAGCTTCGTAGGCTAAGTTGTCAAATGCTTTCATCTCTCTATTGGTTTGGGGGGTTTATTTTGGCCTGCATCTCTTCTTCCATTTCCTGCACGTAGCCAATAGGAAGAAGTCCCCTGCTTATCATTTCTACTTCAAGCTGACGTATGCGTTCGAGCAAAGCCAACTGCGTGCGTTCTACTTTCCCCATCTCTCTATTGGTTTTTCTTTGATTTTTTACTCGGCCACTTGACCAACTCTATCTGGCCGCCGCCGTCAAGCTCAACGTGGATACGGTGTCTGGTAGTTAGTTTTTTCACGCCCTCTGTAATGACGTAGCATTCGTTGGTATCAAGGTCAAAAACGACTTGTAGGCTTGGTTTATTCATCTCTCTAGTGGTTTGGTGTACGGGTTAAAAACGAAATTGCTGCACCAACAAACGATCCCATAACCATAATCCAAGCGCAAAGAAACCTCACATCCTTTGACCAATGGGCAACGTTTAGATCGAATTGAACAAATGCAGTGAACAGGTACGGTATGGCCAAACATATTAGTGAGCCTATGACAATTTGTAGTGTCTTCATCCCTCTATTGGTTTGAGGGTTGTTCTTATTGGGTACTTAGCATTAATTGCTAGAAACCATCTCCAATGTTCCCCTTTCCATAGGTTGGGGTTGTTAATGTCTTCTAATTCTGTTGGTGGGTACTCGGTTTTTGTACTGTTCAACAGCTTATTTACGTGGTCTTTATGTAGCGAATACCACATATAGGCTTTTTCTAAGACTTCTTTGCTCATCTCTCTATTGGTTTAACTAAGTATCTGTAATGCAAGCCGGTCTAACCGTTCGCGGTAGTTTTGCTGTTCTTTGTACCAGGCGCGACGCTCCCAGCCTTGTTCTACGTAGCCGTATTTGAAAGAATCGGTAAAGTGCTGGTGTGCGCGGTACAAACTCCGGTACTTCTCCCAAATGGGCGGCTCGGGTTGTTCGTGGTACTTGGTAGGAGTGTAGAAACTACCTGCAAAGTAGTTACCTGACGGGCAGGTGTAGTCCATTGTACGCCCGCAGTGGCTAAACATCTGTGCAGCGCTCAAATAGTTCTACTCCGGCTTCGGGATGATCTGCTACTAACAGGGTTTCCGGTTCAAAGGTAAACCAGCCGTTTTCGCTGTCCCACTTGTAACAAGCCTTGACAAGTCCGGGTACGTCTTGAACGTGTCCGTAAAGGTGAAAAAAGAAAGGGTGTACGCTAAGGTAGTAACCGGGGGTAATGCCCCACTTTTCCGCGTACTGTTGCGCGTCTGAATAGAACTGCGCTTCTTGGGTTTTGTATTCTTGGTTCATACCCCCAAAGGTAACAATACTTTCTAACCTTGCAAGTTTTCTTTATGTTTTTCGTAGATACCTAAAAGCCTTTTG